GATGCATCATATGCCGGAGTATCCACAACCGACACATCATACAATCTTTCAATTTTTGTAATAGTTCTTTTTGGTATTTTGCCCTCACGATTCCATACTTGTTCATCCACTGTGAATGCGAAGCTCATCTTATCTAACAAACCACTTCTAACCATTTTATAAATGTCCTGGTTTGTGTTAGTATCCAAGAGTTCGGCTCTTACCTTTAATCCAATGCTATCGATTGATAACTGCAGGGATTGGTTCTTAGTTCTAGCAATAATTAAAAAGGAGTCCATATGATTGTATTTCATCGGAACATCCTTCATTTTCGTTTCTGATAATGCTCTTGAATCGATCTCTTCAATAAATCCATACGTTTCATCGCCAATTAACGTTTCATTATTAAAGACAATAGCATATCCTTCTAAGATCATCTTGCCTTCTGATTCTTCTAATGTAACATCAGCTAATCTTGTTTCTTTAAGCATCTGTTCTGACCTCTACTTTCTTAGACTTTGGTTTATCTTGTTTTGCTTCTTTTGAATATTCATACTCAAGTTCTGAATCTTTATACGTTAAAGCATCTAGCTTTTCTTGTTTACAGAAGTCATCAATCAGTTTAACTTTTTCTTTTTGAGTGTTTAAGACTACCTTGATTGCTTCTTCTGATATTTTTCCATTAACTGTTATCTTCATTTTTAATATCCTCATTTCCTACTTGATATAGATTTGCTTTGTCAGCATCAACAAAGTTTAATGATTGTAATCGTTTATTTCCACCTTCGATAGGTTCTAATCCCAATAGAGCTCTTGATTCATTTAATGACATAATCCCAAGACTCATGAGCTTTTCAATTGCAGTGACCTTAGTATTCCAGGATGCATATTGAAGTCTTTCACTATAAAAAATAATTTCTTCACCACGTTCTAGTTGATTATCTGTTAATAACCCTAAAGAAAAAGCCTCGCTTAATTGAATAGCAAGAGGCTCAATGGTTGATTCATAGAATGAGTTGTACTCATTTTCAGAATATTTGTTTGTAAATATTGGAACAGATACACCAAAGTAATCAAGTACCTTTGATTGTAAGAATTCGAGAGTATCTTTATCGATCAACTTAGGATCAACATTTAACGGAATATATTCAGACTTTAGATCAATTGGTATGATTGAACTTCCTTTAGTACTTATGGATTCTGATAATGCGGTGTCGAAGAGATCTCTTTGTTTCTTCTTGTCGACTTCTGACAGCATCCCATTCATCTTAATGATTCCTTTAATCTGCATAGATGATTTAATTGCGTTATCTATGCCCTGGAGTAAGCTATCATTTATTGAGATTGTTTTAAGGATTGCTTCATGATCACCTGATGATCCTGTGCCACCAAAGATATCATTTTGTCCATAATGCTTTCGCAGGTGGATAATGTTATCGTATGGAAGAATGTATGACTCTCCATTATCAAATAAGAATTTAATGAAATATGTATCCCCACTATCAACAATCATTTCAACTGTTACTGGCCTTAATGGATACATACCTTTAAGCTCTCCGGTTTGTTTATCAAACTTAGGATAAATAAACGCATTATCGTTTAATAGCAACAATGTGATTGTTTTATAGATAAAGTCATATGGTGTCATGATTTCATTCGGTTTAAATTTCAAAAGAAAAGACAGTCGACCTTTTTTCTCGGTTACTGTCTTATCATTTTCAGTTTTAATGAATCTTGGTTTTAGTTTTGCGCACTGGCTAGCCACCCTGTCAATACATATCTTAACAACATCACTATTGGATATGTTGTTTCCAAATGGTGTATAAAATGTATTGAAATTGCTGATTAACTGGAGCGCATCAAATGAACCAGTTTTACTTTTTCTTTTAAATATAGGCATTTACTCACCCCTAAATTAATTTCTCTTCTATCCTAATTATATTCGCTGCTTTTTCAAGAATCGACTTATATAAATCATTTACCTCTTTTAGATTTATGCCACCTTTACTTGCTAAGTTTTCAGTATTGTATTGCCAAAAATTGTATTGTTTTTTCACCTTAAGTATATCGTAGAAAAAGTCTATTAGGTTGACGCTTGAGTAATATTGAATTCTCTCATATTCATAGAGTGAAGTGAAACAGATAATCTCTTTTAACTGTTCAGGAGTTACATTTGATGAGAATCCACTAATTGAGATAGCTGCTTTCTTATATATAGATTCATAGTCGAGATAAAAATCATCTAATATTACAATTACACCTAACATAAAGCCTATTTTAACTGGTATATTAACATGCTTTATTTCACCATTTGAAATTGAAATCATATTCTTATAAACTTGTACAATACATTCAACCATTCTTAATTCCGTGTAATCTATTGTACCCTCATCAAATCTTCTCAAAGATTGCTTAAAATTCATGAACTTTACTTCGACTAAAACTAGATTCTCTCCCTTGGAAACAATAATATCTGAAGAATGCTTATGTTCTTTGTTATATATAATCTCTTTAATGACAGCACAATCCTCATTAATTTTAGATCTTTGAGTAATGCGATATACATACTCCTCAAAAGCATGTTTGCCTATTTTTGTTTTCAAATCATCATTGTCTCTTGTTATATCAAACATCAAAGATTCTGTGATTGCGTATGTGATAGATGGCCAGTAAGGAATGTAAAAAGTTTCGTTATGAATAATAAATGGATATCTGTGTAAAAAGTTAAAATTTATAAACGACAGATCATTCCATTTGTAAATCGGTTCATAAAGTCTCTTAAAGTTTTGAGAGTCAATAGATAAATACTTCATAGCATTAGGAGCATATTTAGCTAAGATGGAATATATTTGATTATTCTTTTTAAATTTACTGTATGCAAGAGTGCAAGAAAAAACTGTAAGAAACTCACTATAATCACATTCAAATTTCTCAAAGAATAATTTTTTCAAATTCAATATATCTGGCTCAAAGTAATTGTATAAGAAGTTAGATCTATAAATCAACATAATGTATTGCTTTAGATAAGCTTGCATGAGGGCAATTGCTGCTATCCCATTACGCGTATTCTCATCAAATATATCAGTTAAGTACTCTTGTTTACTTACAATACTACAACAAGTTTCTAACCATTTTTCTTTACTAATATTACGAAAATTTACTTTATCAACTACTAAAGAATACATAGCTACAACGCCTAACTCATATGTTACGAATTTGTACCTTTTATCTCCATCTGATATTACTGAAGGTCCAAAAAAGTCTAGTCTGTCACGTGTTTCTTCTTCAAGACATTCGAGCCGACTTTTTAGAGGAATTTTAGAGATTTGATTTTCCATATTATTATATATACGTTTTGAATGTTTCAAAATTACCAACCCCTTAATTACTATTGTAGCATATTTTCGTAATCAAGTTTATACCTATTTAAAACTGCATACGCAATTATCAATGCAACTGTACCATCTATCCTTTTATATTTAGAATTCAGCTTTGAAGGCTGAATGTTTCCATTTAAATCTACCTTGGCTTGAGTATTAGCTAGGCACCATTTTAGAATTGGATTATTATCATAATTAATGAGATTATTTTTAAGATCTGCTTCCAGTTGCTTCATCGGTTCAGATAATGAATAAATCCCTTGTCTAACTTTTTCCATATTGAATCCTAAGTCTTCCATCTCTTTAATCCAGTACTGAGAGTTCCAAGGATCATATCCTACCCATAAAGGTCTAATTCCATATGTTTGTATCATCTTCATAAACCACTGCGTTACCAGACTAAAATCATTTTGATTACCTTCCGTTAAAGTAACCAATCCCCTTTTAACCCAAATATCATATGGAACATTATCTTCAGTTATTCTCTTTTGCAAAACTTCACTTGGCATAAAGAAATGTGGAATAACGTATTTCTTATTGGTATCACTTTTCTGAATGACTAGTACTGCAGCTGTAAGATCTGTTGTTGAAGATAAATCAACTCCACCTATTGCGTAACTATCTCTTAGTTCATCAATGATGTATTTATCTTCATTGTTGAGGTCTTCAAATGTCAACCATGAACCTGAATCAGCCTGTTTAACATTAAAGTCTTTACATAACATTGTGACTCTTGTTGATAGATCGTGCTTCGATTTATTCATAACATCTTCAAGGTAGCTATTGAGTTTTACTACACCTATACTTGGATTAGATTTTTGCCAGGTTTTTTTATCTTCGTATATTTCATTTGTTGAGTCTTGAGTATATAACCAAGGAAGTACTCTTTCATCTTCAATTTCACCCTTTAGCATTCTGCGACTATAATCAAGTTTACTATCTAAGAAGCCTCCTACAGTTGTTCCTTCAGTAGTGATGATAAATATAAGCGGTTCTTTCTTAGTTGATTGAGATTGCTTAATAGCATCATACACCTTTGAATCTGTCATCTCATGGACTTCATCTATACAACCAACTTCTATATTATATCCATCTTTATTTCTAGATTGTGCGGATAACTTTTTTATCTTGTTTTTCGTCTTAGGAGAATAGATATAAAAGATATTCTTTTTGCTTCGAATTTCTTTAGATAGAGAGGGTGATTGTTCACGCATGTTATTGATTTCTTCGAATAGGATATTGGCTTGTTCGGTTGTATTGGATGCACAAACGATATCAACTCCACCTTTTGATAAAAAGAACTCAGCTAAGTCTAGTGCAGCAATAAAAGTTGTTTTACCATTTTTACGAGCTATGAGGAGTATAACTTCATTGAACCTTCTTAATCCTGAGTCAGACATCTTAAATCCATATGCAGTTTGAAGGATTGCTTTTTCCCACAACTCAAGAATAAAACGCATTCCATTAAATGGTGATTTGGTGTGTTTGCAGAAAGTCTCAATGAAATCAATTCTTAAATTCCCTGGATTTTCATCATAATAATACATTGG